ATAGGGGGTTGGGAAGATGTAGAGGCCGTCGATGGATGGTGAAGAGTCACCGTCTGGCATGATGTTACCAGATGTGAGGGTAGTCCTAGCGGATTCGACCGCTTCATCGGTGCAAACATACGTCTGATCGACGCGAATTCTTCCTGACGGGAACTTGGTGACTTTTCGACCAGGTTGCGGGTAGAGCCCGCCGGGGGTGGATTCGTAGATTTTCATGTGTTATGCGCCGAGCGCGTTTTGAGGAAGTTTTTTGTCGAGCGATTGAACGAGCGTGCGGATTGCTTCGGTGGCGGTCTTGATGGCGTTGAGTGCGGATTCGGCGGGGGTAGCTCCCGATCCGCCGGATCCGCCTTTGCCGCCGCCGTTCTTGGCGTCAGCCTCGGTGTTGCCTTCGGCGCCCGGCTTGAGTTCGCCGCGGCGGCGCTTGAGATCGAGCAGGTTTTCTTTGAGCGTTTCCTCCGACTTGCCAAAGGTTTCGATTCCGGCGGATTTTGCCATGTCTTGGACCGAGCGGCGGTCACGATTTCTGCCAACTCCTCGAAGCTCTTGATCGTCTTCGCGGCGTGAGATTTGCTTAGCCGCGCGTTCAGCCTTACCATAGTTGCCAGCGGACTTAGCGTCCTCGGCTTCTTTGGTCAGCTTTCCGCCCTTGGTGACATCGGCATCTTTTCGGGCCTTCTCAATGTCCTTGATGAGTTGCTCGGAGATTTTCAGCTCCTCTTTCAGGCGGCCCATTTGCCGCTGGTGCGCGGCCTCCTGCGAGTTCTCTTGGATCTTGATAAACGACAGGCGGGCATCTTCGGCTTGCTTCCGCGCATCCGCTTCCGACATGCCGAGGGCGAGCGCCTTCTCGAGCATCTTGTTGTATTCGCGCTGTCCTTCGAGCTGGATCTGGAGCTGGATGTTGCCATCGGCCTTTGCCCTGGCGATTTGGTTTTCAAGCTCGAGGTCCTTGCGCTTAGCGTCGCTCAGGTTCTGCTGGTTTTTCAGGAAGTTCGATTGAGCGGAGGCGGCTTGGGCGCGCGCTTCGTTGCGATCTATCGAAGCTTCATGCTTGAGCGCCTTGACGCAAAACATCGCGCTCAAGCACTTGAAGAAATGGAACGCCTGCACGGGCAGCTGTCGCCCGAAGATGTAATCGTTCTAAAGGCGCTCAAGATTCTGGATGCCGGCGGTAAGATCATGCTTAACGGCACATTCGGAAAACTTGGCTCTTGCTTCAGCAAAATCTATGCGCCCGATCTGATGCTGGGGATCACGCTCACCGGTCAATTTTATCTGCTCAGTGTGATCGAAGGTCTGGTGGATATCGGCGTGAAGATCATCTCTGCCAACACGGATGGCATCACCTTCGGCGGCACGCCGGCACTCGTGAAGCAGGCCAAGATGTTCATCGACATCTACGGTTGGACCAGCAATTTCGAGTTCGAATACACAGACTACAAATCCATCTCGATGAAGGACTGCAACAATTACATCGCGATCAGACCTTGCGGTCATGCCACCAGAAGCTTTCTTGGTGATCTTGCCGCCATCCTTATACCGACCAGCAGCGGCACGCGCCTCAAGGCGCTGAGCTTCAATGTCGCCACCTTCGGCGCGGCGCGATATTGTCTTTGGCTCATCCCTTGAACCAACGGCGGAATAGGCACGGGGATTAACGGGCACCCCCATACGGCCACCTTCAGCGCGCTTGGTAGCAGCCTTCGGGCCCATTCCGGGAACGGGCATCGGCGCGCGGTTTTGCTCATCGAGATAACGCATGACCAGTGGGTCGCGCATCGCAGCATCGCCGCGTTCCTTGATCATTGCCTGAGCGCGGGCCTTTTCGGCTGCCGTGAGGGCGCCGCCGGCCTGCTTCTTCACAACGCCGCCAACCTTATAGGTCGGGATCGGGCGGGCATTGGCACGCTTCTGGAGAGCAACGGCCGCATTCTTCGCGGGAGCCGGTTCCTTGGTGTTTTCAAAAAACGTCTTGCCGAAGATTGCGCGGGCCTTATCCCGCATGTTGCTTCCGTTCATTACATGCCTCCAAAGCTGCGCTGCGCCTCTGCAGCAAGTTTCATTGCGGCAATGCGCTCACGGCTTGCCCGATCTTCGGCGTCACTCTTATACTCAAGCTCAGCCTTTTGCAATTCAGTTGCGTTGTCCGCTTGGTCAGCCAACGCCTTGACCTGAAGCTTCTGCGCCTCGATTTGCACATACGGATCCGGAGCAGCTTCTTCAGCCTGCGGCTTATACTGCGGGGCCAGTTGCTGCATCGCCTGAGCGACGGCCATTGCAAGCTGGTTTTCAATTTCAGGCGGCATTGGCGCACCCGGCGGCGGCAGCGGCTGACCAATGATCTGCTGCACCTGAACGCGCATCTTGAGTGCCAAGTGTTCGTTGATGTGAGCCTGAAGCTCAGGGCTGTCCGCTGCAATCGGGGCGTGTGCCGCGATGTGCGCGTCGTGGTCCTGATATTCGCCTGCCTTGAGCGGCATCTTCATCAGCGCGTTTTGGTTTTCCGACAGCGGATCAAGCGGCTTGGCTTGGTTCTGCTTCTGCGGAAGGATCATCTCGATCTTTTCCGGCGGGATGCCCATCTCGACGTACATCTGACGATACGCTTCGCGCAGATTGTGCTGATCTGGCTGCTGCGTGGCAAACCGGAGCAGGGCCTCAGCGCGCATCATGCGCTGCGCCGACGACGAGATGTTCGGGTCGCTGACCGGAATGACGTTCACATTGTCAGCAAAATCCTGACGCATGATTACGCCCTGACCCCCACGAACCGGGAACGGGTATGGCGTTTCTGGCAGGAACTCCGCGAAGAGTTCGGCGATCATCTTCAGTTCGCCGTCGAGAGAAGTGTGCGCACGCTTGAGCGTTGCCGACTGCACGCGAGTCGCAGCTTCCATTAACGCTACCGTCGTTCCGACCGGCGCGTCCTGCCTCCCATCGCCAACAGCAATCTCAGCCGTGTTGGCCAGATTGCGCGCACCTTCGTATGTCTCTTTGAGCAGCGCCAAGGACACCTGCGACGGCTCCTTGTACGGCATCGGCATGATCGCGTTCTGGATCGGAAGACCGCCAGTGTCGATCTCGCGGAACTCTGTCGGGCCAATGCCAAGGTTGTTGTCATCGAGCCGCATGCCCTTGACGCGCAGGCCGCCCGGGAAGTTGTTCAGCGTGCCGGCATCAATCAGCTGGCGCCGGATCGACGTCGCCGTCTTCGCCGAATTGCCCAGAATGTGCGCATAGCCAAGGCCATAAAAGCCCAAGCCGGGGATGAACTTATAGTGGGTGAAGCGGTTGATCCGCTGATAGTCCGTGTCTTCCTCACGCCAGTTCCGGCGGATCGACAGGACTTTGCGGCTCTGAGCGTCAATCGACACGATGTACGGCAGCGGAATGCCGTCTTCGTTCTCAAAGCCCTTCAGGTCGAGGTCGGCATAGACCTCGTAGACTTCGTACTCTTCCGTGCCCTCAGCGCCCGGCTGGATGCCCTGAACCTTGTTGACGGCGCTTGCCAGCGGATCGCTGTTGTCGTCCGTCACATCCTCAGGATCGCCCAAGTCCAGACTGCGGTATGTCCCATTCAGCATCGCCAGCTTGATCTGGCGCTTCGTCATCGGGATGATGTGCGCAAACCTCGGCGACGTGCGCAGGTCCGACGTGTTATAGCTGATGATGAAATTCTTCGGCGTGATGAACCGCGCCACCGGCCGGGCCAAGATCGGATCTTGGTAGATTTTCTTGAACGTGCTGCCAACCAGCGGCAGCCACATCAACATCTGATCGAACTCTTCGTAATATTCGGGAGCCAGCTCCGTCAAATACAGGTTCATCCACGCCTTAATGCGCGCCGCCTTGTCCTGAGCCTCTGGCGTTTCAATGCCCAGAATTTCCGTGTCGACCGGGCCCGCTGCAGGCATCAGCTCTCCGCGTGCAGTTGCTTGCCAGCGAATGACAGCTTCCGCCATCAACGGGTCGAATACGCCACAGGCGCCAGCAAACGGCGTTGTGCGGTCCTCAATCGTGAGACCAAGCAGCTCAATGCCGCGCGTCATGGTGGTTTCCCACTCGCCGCGACTGCGCTTGTCTTCTTCGACGCCCGACATCAGCTGTTCCGCCAGCCCGGTCAGGTCCATGTCCTTCATGTACTCTGCCAGATTGGCGCTATGCTCTTCGCCGCCCATTTCATCCGGCATCTCCGGATCGAAATTGATATCGACAGAACCGTCAGGATTTTCCATCATCAGCGCGCCGTCAAGCAGGATGTCGTCCTCAAGCGGAACTTCGATGTCGATGCTGTCTTCCATCTCACCGACGTCACTGCCGCCGATCCCCTCAAACTGGGCACGGAATGTGTCGGCGATGCTTGTCGGTTTACGGGCCATGCTGCTTCCTATCATGCTGCTGGAGTGCGGTCAATTTCTAACCTTTGAACTCGATGCCGTCTAGCCATGCGTCCACCAGCGCGTGCAGCTTCGTGCGGTTCTGCACCCACGCCGGGACTTCGCCAACGGGTCCATCGTTCAATTTAATGCGCGTTTCGTCCGTCAGCCACGCCTGAAAGTCATCACCCTTCGTCAGCGTCAGCGTCGTCTCGTCGCCGTCCGACGCCAGCGGGAGGCTGCCTTTGCCCGTGAGGAAGCCGGTCAGGAAACCGATATTATATTTCATCCGTTAAACTCCACCCCATCGAGCCATGCATCCACCAGCCGGTGCAGCGCAGCGCGGTTCAGTCGGCCCTCTTCCGTGTCCGGGAACGGGCACTTCTGGCGCAGCAGTAGGTCATACCCATCCCGGCCATGATCCATCGTATCCAGCAACTCAACAATCGCCTTCGCGCCCGGGTCCATCAGCCCGGAAACGAACCGCGTGGCATAGCTATACGGTCTACCCATTCTTTGCCTCCATCTTTAACGCCCAAAATGCGCTCTGAAGCGGGCCGAAGCAGTCCTTGCACACGTCCGACCAATGCGTCACGCCGGCATAATGCGGCCTGTTTATGTACTGAATAGCCACCCCACCCTTGGCGGTCTGCTTCAGCGTCTGCATCTCTGACCCGCAAATATCGCAGGTCAGCGTCTGCTCAACCGTCAACATCATTCACTCCTTAAACTGACAATTCAAAGGGCAGGAACTCCACCCATGCTTTAGCGGCGCTGCCCACTACGCCAACCGCCTCTCCGCATTCTTTCCAAGACGAGCCCTGCCTGCGCATAATGACGATGCGCCTTATTTTGGCTCCGGTGCATTTGCTTCCGCCTCCACCTCCGTTGTAACGGTTCCGGTTCCGGAGCCATTTCTCGTAATCAGCCGCTGGCGCGATGGGCTTGGCCTGCATGGCGATCCGCCTGCCTTCGTGGGGTACGGACGTGATCGTGCCGTGCTTGGCCGTGCTGTAGGGCGATGTGTATATCCTGTTCTCAACGTACATTTTGCGAATGTCGCCGTTTGTCATCTCAGTCAGGCGTGCCATCTCCCGCCTCCCAGCCCAAGAGAACCCACACTCGATCCTGCCAATGCTTCATCGCTTGATCCTGCCAGTACGCTATCGCCTCATTCTGGCTCTTAATCAGCGCGTTCTGCATTTTCACAGCCTCCTGTAGCTGCGATATAATATCATCCTTACTCCGCTCCATCATTCACTCCTCAATAAAACGGAACCCGTTCGCCGGGTGTGTCGTACCGTTCTTCCATCGGGTCTTCGGTGTTCGCCACCCAGCCCGACTGCTTAATGCGCAGGAACGCCATCGTCATCATGTCGACCCAGTCGCAGCTGTCCGCTGCCG